GGATGCTAAAGACGAACTTGAAAAAATTCAAGCCGAACAACAACCAACAATCGACACCGCGGCTGGTACTGAAGGGACATTGCTTGGCGGCGATGACGAATGACACCTAAACAATTAAGCGCTAAGGCAGATAAGATTGCAGAGCTTTATGTATCGCTGCAATCGAACATCATTTCCCGAATTATTGCGGCCATTAAGTCCACTAAGTTTGGGACGGTCACACAAGATAATGTTTTGTTGTACCAAGCCGAACAGCTGAATAAAATGGGGATGCTAACAGATCAGGTTATTGATTTGTTGGCTAAGACAACCGGCCGGTCAAAAGCGGCAATCACTGAGATGGTTGAACAAGATGGCATGTCTGTTTCAGATGATATTGCCAGTGAGTGCCAGCAACTAACGGGTAAACAGGTCGATATTAGTCGTGATAACCAGCGGCTGCTCAATAGTTTACAACGGCAGACCTTTAAGTCGATTGATAATGTGATTAATCAATCTTTAGTATCCCGTAATATTCAAGATAATGCGGCATTGCGGTCGTTTCAAAAGATTCTCACACAATCTACCATGGAAACCTTGTCAGGTCTTAAAACACATGACAGAGCTATTTCAGACAGCGTTTATAAACTGGTCAATTCGGGATTGCCCACCAATCTTGTCGATAAAGCAGGCCATCAATGGTCACTTGAAGGATATTCTCGCATGGTGTTGCAAACAACGGCACATCGAACCTATAACGACACACGTATGAACGGAATGGATCACTACGGTGTAACACTTGCGCTGATGAGTAGCCACCCAGCATCTCGTGAGGCCTGTGCGCCGATTCAAGGACATGTGATCAATCAAGTACCAAACAGCGACCCGCGTTATAACCCTAAGTACGATTCACTGTATAATCATGGTTATGGCACACCAGCTGGTACTGAGGGTATTAACTGCCGGCATATCCTATACCCATTTGTTGAAGGCGTCAGCACCAATACGCTGCCTAAACCACCTGATCCCGATGAAGCTGTTGAGAATGGTAAGCAGCAACAACGTCAACGATTGCTTGAACGAACTATTCGGAAGGATAAGCAATTGATTCGGGCCGCAGAAGAAATGCACGATCCTGTTGGTAAACAACATTATCAGGCAATGTTGGCCAATCATCGTAAAGCACTGCGTGATCATATTGCATCCCATGACTTTTTGCATCGTGATTACAGTCGCGAGAAGGTTATCACTAAGTTACGAGCTGATAAACGGGATGCGCTGATTCAAGGTATTGAGACCAAGAAGACAACACTGAATCAGTTGCATAAAGAATTTGGTCGTCATGGCTTCCCTCAAACAGTGGATGAATATCGCCAAACGCTTTATAATAAAGATGGATCTAAAGCATTACATATCTATGCTAAAGATCGACAAGCGGGCACAGTTGAGCCAGTAGTGACCTACAAGGACTATATTTCAGCTATGAACGATCTGAAGCAGAATGTAGTTGGTACGAAGACAGCTGATGGTAAAACAATCACTGGCTTTGCGGATCATGTAGTCACTCGTGTGTTTGGTGCACAGCATGATGCTAGTCATGGTGGTGTTACGCGTGTTGGTATCTCAACTGATGAAATCCTGACTATTTTGAGTAGTGGCAAGGCCACGAATAGTCGTGGCAATACCAAGAAATATGTGGGTGAGCGTGCTGGTGTAGTTGTTAATGATAAAGGTAAGATCGTGACGGTTATACCGCATGGGTCAAAAAAGAAAAGAGGTAAGTAATGATGGACCCGATGTATTTGCAAAAGGGTGATATTGAATTTATTCAAGCTAATTATCCTGAAGTTTATCGATTACTGAAACCTGGCCTCTCGGCTGACAAACTGACGGTTGCCTTACAATCAGAAGAACAATGGGACACTATTTGGAATACAATTGTTGATTGGATATCAGGATCATTAGATGAATCTGGTGACAATCTTAACGAAAATGGATTGCGATTAGAGCGTATATTAGATTTCGCGTAACACTCACAGATGTGGGTGTTTTTATTTTGACCTCAGCATGTCATTAAACTGCTTTTTATAATGCACTCAATTCACGCGGCCGTACCGCGTAATAAATAACGTTAGGAGCGAGTTAGCATGAAACGTGAATTTTTGAAAGACTTAGAATTATCTGACGAAGTGGTAGACAAAATCATGGCTGAAAATGGCAAAGACATCAATAATTTGAAGGGTCAGATGACATCACTAACGCAAGAGCGTGATGGCTTAAAAGGTCAAGTGTCCGACCGTGACAATCAAATTAAGGAACTTGGCGAACAGGCCGGTAATAGTCAAAAGTTACAAGATCAGATTGCTGGCTTACAACAGAAAATTAAGACCAATGATGAAACAGCTGCGTCTAATTTGTTGAAGGTTAAACAGGACAATGCGATTCAGAATTTTCTCAAAGACGCTGGCGTTCGGGATGTACGCGCTATTACACCATTCATTGATGACGATATCGTTAAATATGATGCCGATAAAAATGAATTGGCAGGTTTAAGTGAACAAGTTGAGAAGCTTAAAACAGATCATGATTATTTATTTGAACCACAAGATGGTGGGAAACCTGGGGTTAACGTTACAATCAAGGGCAATCCTAACGGCACCACCGAAACAAAGACAGATGAATTTGCTAAGGCACTTGGATTACACAATGTTAAGGGGGATTAGTAAATGGCAACATTCAATTATTCTGAAAAGTACGGTGATCAGTTAGACCAAAAAATCACCGAAGGCTTGGTAACAACTTCGCTTGGTATTCCAGAGGTTAACTGGTTCAACGGTAATCGTTCTTTTACTTTGCGGACGATTGCAACAAGTGGTCTACAAAATCATACACGGTCAAAGGGGTATAACGAAGGTACCGTTACTGATAGCAAGAAGACGTACACTATGGGGCAAGATCGTGATATTGAATTCTTCGTTGATAAGCAGGACGTTGATGAAACGAATCAAGAATTATCAATGGCCAACATTTCTAATACATTTATTACAGAACATGTTCAACCGGAAATTGATTCATACCGTTTTGCAACAATGGCAACGTCAGCCGCAGCCGTTGAAGGTCACCAGGTAACAGAACCGATTTCACGTGATTCTGTGTACACACAATTAAAGGCGGCAATCTTGCCAATTCGTAAGTACAATCCAGCGAATATTACAGGGTATGTATCTAGTGAAACTATGGATGCATTGGAACGCTCTAGTGAGTTCACACGCCAAATTACCAATCAAAATATTGGTTTAACAGCATTGGAATCACGAGTTACATCTATTGATGGTGTTCAGTTAGTCGAAGTTTGGGACAGTAATCGCTTTATGTCCGCTTATGACTATTCAGACGGTGCGGTGGCAACCGCTGATGCCACGAACATCAACTATTTATTTGCAGTTCGTCCAGCCATCATCCCAGTTGTAAAAGAGAATTCAGTTTATCTATTTGCACCGGGTGAACATACGGAAGGCGATGGTTACTTATATCAAAATCGCTTATATCATGATTTGTTTGTTAAAGAAAGTATGAAGGATGGGCTGTTTGCATCATTGAAGCCAAAGACTGATGCAAACCCAAAATAGTAGTGCCGTCCGGCGTTAGCCCGACTGTCGAAGCTGACGGCAATGTGAATATTGTGGCGCAATAAGGAGGGATGATTTATGGCAGAAGATCGTAGCAAACAGAAATTAGTGATTTATGACAAGGCCGGCACAAAAAAAGCAGAAGGTGAAGTTGGTGCAAATTCAGCGACTTTAACTGGTATTGCTGCCGGAACGAAGGTAGCTGCTGGGGATTACAAGGTCGCCTTTTCTGACGGTACTACTGAATCAGATCAAGTCGATGTGCCAGGTTTTGAGGTGCCAGCTGCTAAGGTGGCTGTGACCGGTGTAACAGTCGCCGAAACAAATACAGTTGAGGTTGGTAAGACAGTAGCTTTAGCGCCAACAATTGCACCTGACAATGCCACTGATAAATCAGTGACCTACACATCCAGCGATGAATCTGTCGCAAAGGTTGACGGTAGCGGTGTTGTCACAGGCGTGAAAGCTGGTACGGCTGATATTACCGTAACGACAACGGACGGCGGTAAAACGGCAAAGAGTACCTTTACTGTAACGGAACCAGCTGCTGGTTAGGAGTGATTTAAATGAACCTTGATTTCGCAACCTATCAACAATTGGGATTTACGAAGATCGCCGATGAGGCTAGGTTCAAGACGGTAATTGCTGACAGTGAATTGCTGATCGATAATTTGACCAGTGATTTTTACTTAATCAATGGCCTACAAGCTGATTTGACGTCGGATGTGGCGTTTTACAATTATCGGGCCAATGCCTATCAACGTGCGCTTTGTGTCCAGTGTGAGTTTGCCGATGAGGCCGATGCAAGTACGCCGTATGAGCAAGCAGCACAGGGCTTGACTGAAGTGGAAATAGGGCGAACGACGTTGCAACAAGATGGGAGTGCTGCCAGTGCGGTTACTTATGGCGACACCGGCGTTTGCAAGATTGCCATTGACATTCTGTCGCGTACCGGCCTGTTATATCGTGGGGTGCGTAGTCGATGAAACTACCAACAATTCCGCGTAACATGGCCAACCAGTCGGTGGTCTTGCGACTAATCAAAAGTCGTGATCAATGGAATGACCCCGATTATACGGATCCGCAAACAATTGAATATTGTGTGGTGCAACCACAGACGATTTACGCCGGCGATAACAATAACCGTAAAATTACGGCTAATGCGATCGTCTATTTTTATGCGCAAATTACTAAACCCATGCCAGTGTTAACGCCTGATTGTGTTGGCGCAAAAGTGACGTTTGAAGGCAAAGACTATGTTGTGACTAACTTTGTGGATAACCGCGACCCGTTTAGTAATGATGTGTGGTCATACGAGTTGGAGGTGCTCTAATGGCAATTAAAGTGAAAGTGAACTGGTCAGGAAAGACTAATATTCCCGGTCGTTTAGACCGTGGCCTGAATTTTGCGGCCAACCAGGCACTGATCAACATGGAGCCGTTTGTGCCTAAACGTGAGAACCATTTACGCGATTCAGGCCATGTTACTGGTCATGAGGTTGTTTACAAGACACCATACGCACGACCGCAATTTTACGGCATCATCGCCGGTAAATATCGTATCCATAATTACACGACGCCTGGAACTGGTAAACGATGGGATTTACGGATGAAGGGGAATCAAGCTCTTATGAAATCAGTCGTACAGGCGTTTGTTAAGGGGGCAGGTTTAAATGGATCTCATTGAGCGGTTACAAGACTTGCTGAATACGATCGATGACCTGCCGGCGCAAGTTAAGATTGGTTACTTACAGCCGGCCGAAGCGTTGGCACTATATGCGTTACCGGGATCTAGCACAATCGACAAGGATTGGGCGGGCAATGAGACCCGTCGAATTAATTATGAAATTGCAATCCGCACCGAAAATCAAGCACTAGCGAACACTTGTATGT